AATTCGTTACTGAAAAGGCCAATATCAATTAGGTTAATATCTTAAGACACAAAAAAAGCCCTACTATTGTAGGGCTTTTCGATTTCCAATGATTGGAAAGACCTGAATTACATTAAGTTTGTAACTTTAACAGATCTGTAATACTGGTTTCTGTCTGCTGTGAATGAATCAGCATCAGTAGTTCCATCTGCTTTCATTACAAATGGGTTAGCAATCATGCCATACCTAGTTTTGAAACCAATCTTAGGTTGGAATGTGCTTGGGTCAATAGCCCTAACCATTTGTAGTGGGACGTATGGACAATAGAAAATACCAGCGTCATAAGGGCTTGTGCCTTTATAACCACAAACATAGAACTGGCTAGCAGCTCCTGTGTTTGCTGAATAAGGGTCAATATATACTTTATATCTACCGTTTAACACACCAGCAAATGTATTACCTGTGTCATCAACATTTAAATTAGTTGATAAAGCTGGAGCGTAATCTAAAACACCAGCCATAGCTAAAGCACTAGCAACATCTGATGAACAGATGATGAAGTTACCTTTACCACGCCTTGTGTCTTGTGCAATTACGTTAGCGTCACGTTCGATATTGAATAAAAGACCTTTAAATCTTTCTACTGACCACCTACCGTTACTGTCAACATCTAAGTCAAATGTTCCAGCTGTAGCAGTTGAGGCTGAGCCTGTTTTTGCTACTTTGTAAATAGTTCTAATAACCTCACGGTTAATCTCAGCTAAAATTTCTTGTGAAAGAATGTTGCTTAGTTCTGACTCTGCGTCTAAACCATGAATTGCTTTTAAGTCCTGAGCAAGTTCAACAGTATATTCTGCTTTAAGTGCTCTTGATTTAGCAGTTACAGTAGTTTTCTCGATTGAGAAAGCCATTTCGTTTAGAGTTGTTGAGTCACCAAAGCCTTCAGCTGTGCTTGTGGATACTCCAGCACCAGTTGTGTAAGTTCCATCAACTGGGTTAGAGCCTGCGTGTGTGCCACCACCTGAGAAGTCTGAATCTGCTTCGTTAAATAAAGCCTCTGTTCCAGTCTGGCTGGTAAAGTGAGACTTCATTGCGAAGATTAGACCTGTAGGTCCTGACATTGGCTGAACACCACAAACGTCGTATGCCATCAAGTTAGGTAAAGCACGTCTAACTAACGATATTAATATCGGATCGTAGTTATCAACGCCTGCACCTGTCTGGTTAGCATGAGTTGCCTCGAAAAGGGCTTCCTTCTCCTCACGGAGAGCTTTTTCCTGGTTTTCAAGAACAACCGTGGTTACCGCACGCTTATAAGGATCTTTAATCTCAGAGAGATCTTTGTGATCCAAAACTGGGCTCCACTTTTTCTGTAGTTCTTCTGAAAGATACATCAGTTTCTCCTTGTTTTTAACGTTTTGTTATGTTTTCTATAACCTAATTATTTATAAAAAATTAATTTTTTGCCTTATCGAAGTCTGCTGCAACTCCGCCAAATTTAGCGGATTGACTTACTGCTCTCGCATATCTGTCCATTACAGTATTCTCTGATAATGCTCCCTGATCAACGCTATCTTCTAGCCTATCTGAGTCATCAGTTTTAGCTTTAGGAAAATAATTTTCCTTGATAACATTTAGTTTCTCAGCATACATGTCTGAGTTGTCGTATTTTATACCTTCAACTAAACTTGCAAACTTTTCAACTTCAGTGTCAGCTAGATCGTCAACCACGGAACGGAATACTTTATCCTTTTGTAGTTGTTCCCTTTCTTCGCTGATCGAAATAGATTTGTTAATCTCTTCATCTAATTTAGATTTTAACTCATCAATCTCTGTTTGTTGAGATGCTAATACATCGTATTTCTCTTCAGGAACCTCGATGTAATGGTTAGCAAATGTTTCTCTAAGATCTTTAATAAAGCTCTCATTGATTTCATTTTTCAAACCGTTCTCAACGGCAATCTCATTTTCTGCCATCCACTGTTCTGTCACATAAGACAGATACTTGTCGATGTTTTCCACGAGTTTTTCTTTAGCTTCGTTAAAAGCTTTTTCCGCTTCCTCAACAAGTTCGTCCTCAATAAGGTCTATTTGTTGATTTACACGGGCAACTACTGCTGCTTCAAATAATGAAGCTGCTTTAGTTTTAAATTCTTCTGATAGATGCTCTTCTTCCTCAAATAAGTTAGCAATGTCATCTTCAAAGAGTGTTTCTGCTTCTAGTTCGTCTTCAACGATTTCTTCGTCTTCAACGTCTTCTGCTACGACTTCCTCTTCTTCTTCAACCTCTACATCAGAATCAAGTTCTTCTACTTCGTCATCAATTTCTTCAACTGAATCTAGAACTTCTTCTTCGCCTTCTGGTTCAACTTCGTCTTCTTCTTTGTAAACGTTTCCAGCATTGCTAGATTGATTTACAACAGACGATGCGTCTTCAGAACCGCTGTAGTTAGGTGCCTGACCTGCTCCTGAACCTTCTAGTCCAGGTGCTTTAGAAGCTTTGCTTGATGCTGCTTGTCCTACTGGGCTTGTTAAGCCACCTTCTGGATTGCTTGAACCGCTTAGGTCTTGCATTTCAGGGTTAGCATTTGAGCTGCCTTGTAATGGATTACTAGCATCACCATTGTTCTTCTTATCTAAAGGACGGTGGGCATCCGCAGAGGATACTGGCAAATTAGCTTTAGAACTGCCACCTTGCATAGGTGGTTGTTGATCTCCAGCAATCTGCTCGTCTATAACTGCTACGGTGTCGTCTTGTAACTTACCTTCAAGCAGTTCTCTGATTTTGGATTCTACTCCCATGTCTTTCTCCTTTTATTAAAAGTCGGATTATATATTAATATAATAGTATTAATCTAATATATTTATATTTATTTAAATTTTGGACAGTTTATCTAAGAAATTTGAGAAAACTTGCATCTTTTCTTCTTCTAAATCCCTTATATTGGCTCTAGAAATAGTGCTTTTTGCTTCCTCAATATCTTGTTCTGTCCATTTCCCATTAACAAAAACCCATTCTTTGCCCTCCATTATGCCGCTTACAAAAGCGTCTGGAGCACTAGGATCAGCTACAATATCTGCCGCTGTGGCAAGCATAAAGTCCCCTTGGACTTCATTAATGCCGTTTCTCTCTTTGAGACTACCTAAACCACGTGAACTAACACCTAGTTGAGCACCCTCGCTAATGAGTTCTTTAACAATACGGCCCATTGGTGTATCCATAATTTTGGCTTTACCAATCCAGTTGTTACCGTCTTCCTTAAGAGATGTTATCATATGTGAGACTCTATCTAAATTAACTGTTGGACCTTCAGGATGACCTAATTCTCCATATGCTCTTTTAGTTTTTACGTTCTCATCTACATAACGCTGCACTTCTCGTTGCATTATCTCTTTAGGATATACACGACCGTTCTTGTTCTTTAAATCTGATTGTAAAAATACGCCTTCTATAAAAACGTTAGGCTTTTTAGGATCTTTACTCTCTTCAGTTAAGTATGTAATACTTTCGTTAAATTCTTTTATTAATCTCATTATCCTAAACTTCCTCCGTCATATACGTCTCCACTATCATTAGTGTCTAGTGGCGCGTTTTGGTGTTGTTGGCTACCATATCCAGATATTTTAGCACAATCTACAATGACAGTTCCACCGGCTCCCCCCGCTATAACTACCTCTATGTCTGATGTGTTTTCTGAATTGTCTGAATAACCATACATGTCTATATTGCCGCTTTCCATTAGTTCATAAAGCACAACGGAGTTACGTTGCACCTTTGCACTAGCACCGCTTGAAAGCGCCCATGTTAGTCCTTTTATGTTTACTGTTGGGGAGCTCTGCGTTTCGGACGATTTCTTTAGTGTTGAACTAATATCTATTGTTCCCGTCGCTGCAGTCCCCCTCACACTAACCACACCCTGGACTTGGGTCAGTTTTAATGTGTTTACTGTGACTGCCATTTGTTATTTCCTTTGTTAAAAATTAATATTTTTTAGCAGGCTTTTTAGCATGGTTACCATGTCCTGCTTCTGCTACGATTTCAACATCAGGGTCATTCACGTCAACTGTTTCTATACCGTGTTCAAACATAACTTTATACCAAGCGACTTTACCATCTACAGGTTCTGCGTGTTCACCAATAATAGGTGTTCCCTCTTTCCATTCCTTGTGGAATATCTTGCTTGCGCACATGTGAGAGTCACCATCTAATGAACCTTTAGCAACACCGTCGACTTTAGCTTCTTCAATGCCATGTCTTTCTCTGAATTCTCTAAGTGTTTTCATTGTTCTCCTCTTTGTCTACAGGTAGTCCTGTCTCCATATTTATATCAACTAGATTGTCTTCAAGTTTATCTCCGATTATTGGCTCATCTCCTGGAGTAAGACCCATTTTGTCAAACTCTTCGATGTCAGAACCATCGGTTCCTTCTATAGACTGTCTAAAGATATCTTTAGCAAGCTCTACCTTACGTTGGTCTAATGCTTCGGTTGCCCTACTGTGCATTAAATCGTTAAAATTATCTTGAACGTCTGATGCCTTACCAGCAATCATATTGTCCAACATACTGTTAGTAGAAGGTTCGTGAACCTCTACTTCAACTTCATTGTTCTCATTTTCTGCCATACTATTTATGCTCCGTTATCTGGGCCGGGTTCTGGAACTCCTTCGCCGGCTGGTCCTTCGGGTCCTTCAGGTGCTTCTTGTTGAACTGCACTCAATGGACTCCATTGATATTGTCTTTGATATTGAGGCTCACTTAACAATTCTGTTTCGATAGTCTCAATCTCTTCATCGGTAAGCATTAATACGTTTTTCTGTATATAACGCTTACTAAAAAATGTTCCTATGTAAGCTGCTAATCCATTTAATACTTCTACTCTACTTCTTAGAATCTCTTGTTCTTTAGATTCTGTGTAGTAAGCATCTGTAGCAAACTCAAACTCTAGATCGTCTTTAATAGCATCAAAGTCGTCTTCAGTTAAAACACCTTTTAGTAAGAGCTGTGTTCTTAAAAGATCACTTAACATAACTGAGAACTTCCTTCTTAACTTGATGATGAATTTTGTAAACTTCATCTCGTCTCGGTTTATCTCAGCTGCTCTACCAAAGTTTAATCCTGCCTGTTGTTCTAAACGTGATACTGGAACATTCAATGCTTGATACAATTTACGTTGAAAATATTCTACGTCTTCTATTTGCCCTAGGTTTTGACCTGCTGGCAATGTATCAATTTGTGTCCCTGTTCCGCCGTCCCTTCTAGGTAACCAGAAGTCTTCCAACATAGACATAAATTTCTTATCATCACGTATCTCTCCTGTATTAGCATCGTAAACAAGTTTATTTCTATACCTGTCCATGATGTCTTTTAGATATTGTTCTGCCTTCATCTTTGGCAAGTTACCAACATCTACATAAAAAATACGTCTTTCTGGAGCCCTTGTAATCCTATAAATGACTACTGCGTTCTCCATCATTCTTAATTGGTTAGCTGGCCTAATAGCCTTATGTAAATAAGATAAAGGTATGTTTTTATCTTGATCTACTAATCCGCTTGGACAATATGTAATAGCATCTTTTGTAATCTTCAAACCTTGTTGGTTTTCAGGTGCTACATATGCTCCAGGCTTTTGTGTTACACCTTTATCATTATAGATAAAGTATTCTTCAACACTCTTAACCATTTGAACTCCAGAAGGATTTTTCTCCTTCTTGACTTCTCGGACTTTCCTAATTTTACGAGGGTCGATATATCTAATATCTTTTATCCCTGCCTTAGGATTTTCAAGGTCTATAACCTTGTGGAAGTATAGTCGTCCATCTATATACCACCTACGGAAGTAGTCCTGGGCTCTGTCCTTAAAGTCCAGGATACTTTTAATTTCCTCGAATTCACTTAGGACTCTTTTCTTAACTGCTGACGATAATTGGACATTGTCAACATTAAGTTCTACCGGCGCTTCGTTTTCTAACTGTGCAACTGACTCATTAATAATGTCTTCAATTGCTGTGTCTACATCAGCCATCATGCCGATGTCACGATATCTTTTTATAAGTTCTGCCTCGGTTTGTGCGACACCTTCCAAATCCATGTAGGTGCCATAATAACCACCGGCTCTTATACTTTCTATCGCCGTATCTTCGGAGGGTGCTACAAACGATTTTTCATTTGTAGACTTATCCTTCCTCTTTATTTCAAATCCAAATAAATCCATAATTTCTACCTAACCATTCTGGTTAATTGGCTCACTTACGCTGTAAGTGATGCTGTTACTGAGCTTCTGCCTTCTCCACCAATGTAATCTTGGTATTGGAATGTAACTGTGTATTCTTCCAAAATGTCGTTCTGTGCATATTGTAATGCAATTTCTGACATGTTAATTGGAAAAGCACCTCTTAAAGTCCATTCACAAATTGGGTCATCGTTTCTGTTTAAGTGTTGAACGATGATTTCTGCTCCGTAATCTTCTAGTCTTAGTGCACCCTCATTGGAATCTTTTGCATTCATTGCATCTAACCATTCCTCAAATGCTGCACGCATTCCGAAATCGTTAGGATTAACGACTGTAATAGTCCATGGGTCAAAAATTCTTTCTCCTGCGAACTTAACTTCCCTACCTCTATACTGTATAATCGCTGGATTAACAGTTGAAGCTGGGGCAGCTGCACCCGTTACAAGTAAACTTGTATTAGAGTCTAGACCTAATCCTGAAGGACAGACGCTCGGCCAATTGATCTTTATTACGAATTGGTTGGGTCTTGCACCACCATCTCCTAGTTGTGCTCTAAATTGTGATATGTCTGGCATTTTATTCTCCTATATACCTATTTATAATTTACCCGCCAATTTCACTAAAGTTAATACCCGTTCTAGTAGCAATAAAGTTTAGTTGTATGAAATTAATAGACTTGGCTGGTTTTAGGAATATGTCAGCTACGAATTCGTTTCTGTCAATTACTTCTCCAGTGTTATTATTTTCGTTACAAATTACTTTAAAGTCATATAGTCCTCTACGTCCTTGAACGTCTCTGAGGAAAGGTGTTATTAACGATGTGAATTGTGACCTTGTAAATGCGTCGTTAAATTCAAATAATTGAAATTGAGCTGCTGTAGCAATTGCTTTTTCTACAACGTTAAACAGCCTTCTCACGTTAATTCTATTGAAAGCACTAGGTGCTGCTAACATAGTTTTGTCTCCCAACAATACAATTCCACTTCCTGCAGAATTAATTATTGGATTGACTTGTGCACTATATAAGTCATCTCTTTGTGCTTGTGTAGGATTATATGCTAGTTTAACAGCGTTTTTAATAATACCTCTGTTATAACCTGCTGGTGAGAACCAAGGATCATTGTTGTTATCTGTGATTACACATAACCCTGCAATGTCTCCGTTTAATGGAACCCATCTGTAGACATCATTGTATCTGTCATACATATACTTATAGTTACCGTCCATAAAGGAATAAGATGTTCCTGTTAGAGCGTTCCTATTAGCAATAGTGTCTGTTACCTCTGAGCCTGAGTTGTTTACAACACTAGCTTTCTGAGGTGATACAAATGCTACACAATCCTTACGGACTCTAGCAATATTGTCTTGGACCCATTTTTGGTCTGTTGTGCTAATTTCCCCTGTTATTAATAGACTTACGTCTATACTCTCTTTGTCTGCAAACAATGACCATCCTGTTTGAATGTCGCCACTGTCTGGAGCATCATCTACACCGCCTGAAAGCGAAACAGTTGATTCTGCTGCTGTAAAGCCTGATGTAAATGCTTGGTTTGCCTGGGCATTACCCCAAGTGCTGTCGCCTGCTGGATGGTCTGTCCAATAAATGTATTTAGATTGTGCATTAATCACATCTTTATAAAATATTGATTCGCCGTCTAAGCCTTTAGCGTCGGATGCTTTTGAAAGACCTTCATATCTTTCTAGGATTGTTCCTATTGTTCCTGTAAATAGTCCGTCCTCGTCAACTACTACTAAATGCAACTCGTCATTTGAGCCTAATTTAGCTTGAGTGTAAAGTGAAGTTAATGGAGCAAAGCTAAAGAAGCTTTTATATGCCCAATCTGTTGCTAGAACTGCTGTTGCTGCTGCTCCAGAACCGCCTCCACCTGAGAATGAAATTGTAGGTGCTGATGTGTATCCATTACCTGGATTAGTAATTGTAACTGCTGATACAGCGTCGCCACTTATTGTAGCTGTTCCTGTAGCAGTAACTCCGCCAGCTGGTGGTGCACTAAAAGTTACAGTAGGTGCTGAAGTATAACTAGAGCCTCCTGCTGTTATAGTTACACTTGCTACTGAGTTAGTGTCGTAATTACTAGAATCCGCAAATGACACTTTAAGGGAGTTCCCCATAGCGCCTGGATACTTAGCTGCCCACATTCCATTTGAACCTTCACCTGAACCGTGGTTATTTACATAGTCGTCATCGTTTTTAATTAACGTTGCTGTTCCTGATGCTACAGCGTTTTTTGCTGTATCATCATCTAAAACTCTTACGACTTTTAAATTATTACCATAAGCCAAGAACGATGCTGCTGTTAGCCAGCCTGCCGCATTCGCTGTATTTGGCTCAAAGAACCTTTCTACAAGTAGGTTCTCAGAACTTATTGTTGTGATCTCGCCTGCCGGACCCCACTGGAAATCCCCGACAAATGCACCAATAGTTGATGCTACGCCTGGGACAACGCTAGTAAAATCCTTCTCAGTTACTAGAACACCTGGTGATAGCTGAAATGCCATGTTTTTCTCCTCGGTTTATATTATCTTATGAATGACACAAGTTTTTAATATCATCAATCATATTTATAAATGGCAGATATTAGACATGCCTTTTTGTATATACAGTTAAAATTTATTGTATATACACTACTCTGTTCGACTTCTAGGGGCTACTTGCCCTATCATTCTTTTCAATTTCTTTTGTAAGTTCTTAGGATTGTATGCGTCGTCTGTCAACCATAAGTCTCCGTCTATAACTTCTGCCTCTTCTTCTTGTCCATCTAATCTAATGAATGGTGTAAGATTAGTTTCTATATCTCCCATTTGTTGTTTATATAGTCCTTCTCTCGTATTGATATCTGTCATATCTTTAAAAAATTGTTGACTAGATAACCATCCAAATAATACTAAACACATAACCAAGTCATCATGATAACCCTCATCTGCTTGATATGTGTTGCCTTTTTCTGTAAATGTAGATATTTCATGTATTATATGTTCATCAAATACCAACATCTTTTGTTCTTCTAACAATGACTTGAATGCAAAACACCCTTGTCTTTTAACTTGTTTAGAAGTTGTAACTCCATGCTTTGTTGATTTACCAAAACCAGGACTTACATATTGTTTCTGTTGTTCGTTTACTGTGCTTAATATGTTTTCGTATTCTATTTCCTGATGTAATATCTCTACGACTTGTTGCCCTATGTCATTTACTTCTACCAATATAAAGGCATTATTGTAATCTTTGCCTACTTTACCTATTATATCTGGATATAACATAGGTGCTATTTTATTATCTCTGTATTTTGCTACTACTTTATATGGCATTTCTGTTATGTCTACTACGACAAAAGCAGAATAATCTCCCCCAATACCTCTAGATGTATCTACTGTTATAGCGTAATAGTGGTTTTCTTGAGGTGACTCGTATATATCTAATCCATTATTAGTAAACTCTGGGTCTTTTGTAGACAGCCTTTGTATTGTTTGTGCGTTTATAAGTGTGTTCGTAGAACCTAAGAACTCACACATAACCTCCTGGTTAAACTTTACATCTCCTAATAATTGTTTTTGTTCTTCTAACCACTTATCATCTCTTCCTGGTATCTCATAATAAGGAATGAACATGTTTTCAAAACCATTTACTCCTTCTAAAGACTCATTCCAGAACTTCCAGAAGTGATTGTAACCTAGTGGTGTAGATGTAAGTAGAATTTTTGTTGTCTCACCAGCAGAAATCGTTGGATAAACAGAAGTAAAGAACTCATCTGCAACGTTATTAGGTATGATTGCTGCCTCATCAATGTATAGCCAGTTTACAGATTTACCCCTGATAGCTGCTGCTGTGGTTGCTGCTGTTAATACTTTACTATTGTTTTCTAGTTCTACGTCACCCTTGTTCCATGTCTTAACACCTTGTTGCATCCATATAGGTAAGTTTTCATACATTATTTGATATCTGTTTAAAACTTCTCTAGCAGCTGCTGACTTGTTAGCCATTATAGCTACAGTTTTATCCTCTTCAAATATAGTATAATGTAATATACAAGCCGCTGATGTTACTGTTTTACCCTGCTGTCTACCTTCCATTAACACCACACGTCTATTATTCATTATACAATCTACTTTTTTCTTCTGACAATCGTATAGTTTAAATGGTTGTAAGCCTGAGTCTAGTGTAATAATTTTAACATAGTTTTCTATAAAATATACAGGATCATTCTTACACTTAATATATTCTTCTATCTCTTCCTGTGAGAAATCGTGCTGATATGCTAATGGTTTAAGATTAGGATTGCCGTGATAACTATTTCCTTCAGCTTGGGTCATCTGGTGTTACGTCTATTGTTTTGTTTTGTTCGTCTTTAACTGCCTTTAATAGATCTTTTGTGCTACCTACAAATAGATTATTGGTTGTTTTAACTGTTCCTTTTGTTTGTTTATCTTGTGTTACTCTTTTATGTCTTTCATGAACATCAATCATATCTTTAGCAGTATCTTGTAAGTTCTTTATAAGAGCGCCAGCAACTTCATAAGCACGAGGCTGATCAGAGTTACGAGCAATGTGCATGATACCTTGTATGGCTTCATCATTGTATGCTTCTGCCTGTTTAAGAATTGATCTAGCATATTGTAAATCCTCTTCTTGTTGTTTTCTTAGTAAAGCCTCTTTATCTTCTTCTGACATATCAACTGCAGGTAACTGTCTTTCTTCCTGAGTCTTTTTTAGGTTTTCCTCTAGGGCTTTTGTTACTTCCTTTGTATTGAACTTTTTATCCAAGTCTTCAAAAGGATTCTTATTGTTCGAACGTTTCATCAAATTCCTCTAAGAACGTATATGCATCTGACGGTGTTGCCGTTGATGGATTGACACTAGCTTGATACCTAGCTCTATCATTTAACGTGCTTAAGGACATGGTAGGATCATTGTATATATCTGCAATTGCTTTCTTGATAACACCTTGATTTGCTACGTTGCTGTAAAAATTAAGTCTCATAGTAAAATTTAATGTCCATACTATACTTAATCTACTAGCAAACTCACCCTCATACTCGTCTTCATACATTACGTTATCTAATGTTATTTTTATATCTCTTTTTAAACCAAGTTCTGGCAGATCATTAATTGTTACATTAAAGTCTGGATTGAAGTATGGAATTATTTGTTCCACAGCTTGTAAACCGTCGTCTTGGTTTTTAGCAAACACATATAAAGCTAGGTTCATGTTATATGGTGTAGAATTAAATGCTACCCTAACTGTATTTGTATCGTCGCCTGTTCCAACGGCTTTATTCTTATTTATTATAGTTGTCTTTCTACTTGGGTCATATTGTATTCCTTGTATTTCAAATCCCATTCTAGGAAGTGTTATTGCTACTTCTCCCCTTGTAGTAGAGTCTGTAACTCTATTGATTCTTGTTAAGAACTTTTGTTTAGTAGCATAGGCTAAAGGGACTCTAATTGTTTGAGCCACTGCACCAGAACTATTTTTACGTTCAATATTAATATTATTGAATATAGTTCCAAAGGCAATAACTGCCTTTCTTATATGACTGTGATAAAATGACTTATCCTTAAACATTCTATGCCCCTATTTCTCCAAATGGATTTTTCTCACTAAAGTCTAATATACCTTCTAATGTAACTAAATTATCAAAGTCTGCATTGTCTATAGGTTCTTGTGTAACAGAATAATCTTCTTTAATTATAGAACCATTTGTTTCGTTCAATATTAACGTTCCATCTTCTTGTAACATTTGATACTCTAACATGTCCTGAGAGTATTTTGTTTCCAGACTATCTATAGTTGTAATACCTGTATCCAAATCTTCTGAACTGTATTCAAACAATTCACAAACTAATCTGTAAACATAGATTTGATTAAGTTGATAAAAAGGATTTTGAAAGTCTACATATTTAATCTCGAATAAAGATTTTGTCTTCTCAAAATATATTAGATCGCCTTCTGAAGGTCTTGTTGTTTGTGTAAATGTTCCACCGCTGGTTTGAACCATATCCTCCCAACGTCTTTTTGCCATTACAAAAGTTGCCTGGTCTCTAACTTCTAAACCAAACCTAGTAAATATATCTCCCTGTCCTTCATAACCATTTACATTATCCAAATACATTTCCACAGGATATGCTTGTGTGAACTTAGACAGTTCATCTTCGTCAAATATTGTGTCTTTGTTTACTAATGTTCTAGGCAGGTAGTAAGTATCATGACCGTAAATTTTTAAACTTTCAATGATAAGGTCTTCAACTAAGCGTTGTTCGTTAGTTGTGCCTATGTTGTTGCCTGATTGGAAGTAAAAATTTGTAGCCATTTTACTATCCTATCATAAACTGTGGAGGCAGTTCGTATTTTTTCTGCATCTCTTCTTCTATTTGCTGTATCTCCTGAACTGCTTCGCCATATATCTGATCTCCATTTAATGTAACACCACCGGGCATTTGAATGCCTTGGAACTTTTTCAAATTCTCGCCCCATTGTCTTTTAATTAGAGCTGTTGCATATTTTTTAAGGAATAAATCATCATAAACTTCTGTATAAGTAGCTGGGTCTAATATAGCAAATGCCTCTGCTACAATAAAGTCTCCTACGTTGTAAGTCTTATCCCAATCTGTATCTATGTAAAGTCTATCTGTTTTTCTATTCCAACGTATCTGTCTTTCTCCAGCCAGGAGTTTTTCTAATGTTGTTAAATGGGATTGAACGACAGTATAGTAAACCATATCTGCTCCCATTAAGTTATACAAGTCGTTCATTCTAAACTGATACATTAAATCAAATAGTTGTCCGTCTCTTGTATTGTTTGTTGCTGCACCTCCAAAGTTAAATACTCTGGTTATACCTAATATATTATTGCTAACAGGAATGTAACCTTTCTCTATGTCGCCTTGTTCATAGTGGTTTGTTGCATGTAATGTTCCTGTTGTTCCTGATTCAGAACCTGTTATTTGTTCACTTGCTTGGAATGTTCCTGTTTTAACTTGTTCTATTGTAATAAACTGTCCTGATACAGAGTCTACAAAGGCTGTGGCTCCTGATGTAGCACCTGTAATAGTTTCTCCCTTTACAAAACTCTCTGCAATATTAGTTGTAAGTTTTAATTTAGAACCAGTGACTTCGTGTTTTACATAAGTTTTTTCTGTGCCATCAAAGTGATATTCATTCCAAAACTGCAAGGCATCGTCTACTCTATCAGAGACTTGCTGTTCGTCCACGTTAATTTCTATAACGGGAGCTCCTAATCTCCTTAAACAATATTCTTGTAAATCTGTTCTACTAGCTAATGCCATTGTTACCCCTAGTTAAGTTTAGTTCCTGCTGCATTATATATTGCTGTTCCTGTAATAGTTGCAGTTGAACCTTCGCCTTGTGTATGAGAAATTGTAATACCATCTCCACCACTAACTTGCGCCATATAGTTTCCTGTTGTTTGTGTTCCTAATGCCACTGCATTATCTGCAATTTGATCTGAACCTACTGCGTCATCTGCTATCATTGATTGTTCTACTGCGTCCGATGCAATAGTAAGAGCTGTTGCCACGTTAGCACTTCCGTCTACTGAACCTGACCCTGTTACATCTCCTGTAAATGATAATGTTCTAGCAGTTGTCCATTTAGCTGCTGAACCTGTTGTGTTTTGGTTAAGTGTTCCTACTACTAAATCTATTGTTCCGTCTGCATCTTGATAAGTAGCTGTAATACCTGTTTCAGTATTACTACTAAACATAGCACCTACTATGTCTTGAATTTCTTCGTCTGTCTGATCTGCTGTAGCTCCTGATTCTATACCATCTAGTTTACTACCATCTGTTGCTACATCTCTACCATCTACTGTTCCGCCTACAGTAATATTACCTGAGGTTGAAAGTGAGGCTGCATCTACTGCCGATACATTTAAATTGGCTCTAGTAAATGTTAAATCGCCTGTGCTAGCACCTGTAAATGAACCTGTTCCTATTGCAATTGCATCTGCACTTTCGTCCCAACCTATGAATACATTGTCTGAACTTCCTCTTTCAAAAACAAGACCCATATCATTTGCTGGTGTTCCTGTTGTTCCGTTTCCTAACTCAATCAATCTATCTGTTATTGTTGAGTTTGTTGTATCTAAGGTTGTAGTTGTTCCATTTACATCTAAGTTTCCTGTAATAGTTACATTACCTGTTGCTGCTACATCTGCAAATGTAACATTACTTGATGTTGCTACTGCTTGTCCAATACTAATTGCACCACCTGAGTATGTAACACCTGTGCCTGCGCTTAAATGTGCTCTAACTTCTGCTGCACTTGGACCTGTGTATGTAATAACTCCTGTAGAACTATTGTAAGCAAGAGAACCATCTCCGCCTGAATCTGTTACACTAATAGAGCCTCTTGCATCAGAGTCTGCGTATTGTGTTATTGAACTTGATAAAGTTGTTCCTGATATAGCTAGTCCTGAGCCTATATCTAAAAATGCTGTTGCTCCAGCACTATCGTCCCAGAATACTATCTGGTCATCATTTGGATCTGATAAACTTTCTAATCCTAAATGACTTAAATTTAAAGTTGCGCTACCACTTGTTGCACCGCCTGATAATCCTGTTCCTGCTACGACTGCTGTAATATCTCCTGATGTTATCTCAGAAAATTTTGCTATTCTAATACCGCCAGCAGTGGAGCCATCATGAACTCTTAATGTATCTAAGGTAGTATCAACAGTTACCTCACCAGCCGCTCCTGTAAAGGAGTTATGCTGTGTAGTTGTGCCTCTTCTCCATTGAACCTGTGTTGGCATTATTGTCTCCTAATTAAATTTATCATTAACTTAGCGCTCCATGGTCTTCTGTTGCAAGTCTGAACTTAATAGATGGCGTCGCCGCTGTATGATCGCCTAAACAATCATAGTTCACGAATAGTTGTTGGCCAAATGCGTCTTGTGTATTATCTGCCACAGACCCAAAGTCAGCATTAGAGGAGCCAGGGTAAATCAAACTCTGATCAAACTCTCCAAACTGTGCAAGTGTTATGATTTGACTACTAGAATTTCTAATGTAAATCTTTTTGTCTGCAGTATTTACTGCTATCTCACCTGCTACTAGATCTGATGTTGTAGGAGCACTCCCACTTGTTTCAGATCTTTTTGGCTTTATAACTGTTGCCATCTATTATCCTTCTTTTTTAGGCTCTTCTTTCTTAGGCTGTTTTTTCTCAGCCTCTTCTTGTTCGATGATACCTAATCTTGTTTTTAACAGAATGTTCTCCATTTGTAATTCTTGAACCTTCTGTGCCAAGTTGTTTATATAACCATTAATTAATTTTTCATCCATTTCAATATCCTTTAATATTATTTATTAGTATGTTCCTCCGTCGATGGAACCAAATTCAGGAGTTCCGCCTGAGCCTGCTTGTAGGATTTGTCCTTCTGTGCCTGCTGCTGTAACTTGTAAAGCTCCTGTGCCGTTACCATAGATAATACCTTTACTTGTAAATGAACCTGCGCCTGTTCCACCATCTGCAACTACTAGATCTGTTATGCCTGTAATTGATCCGCCTGTAATAGTAGCACTAGAAGATTCTATGTTTGCTACCAATGTGCCAACAGTATAACCTGTGCCACCTGTGTTTACAGTAGTTGTTGGAGCTGCTTGTAAGTCTTTAAATAACTTCCATTTACCTGAGTCTGAGGCATCTCTAAAGAAACCTGAGTATAAGTCTTGTGAACCTGAAGTATCATATAAGCCGTAAAGACCAATATCAACTGCGTCTGCGCCGTTGTTGCCTGATGCTAATATAATAAGTGGGTCTGCAACACTTAAAGTTGTAGAGTCAACAGTAGTTGTTGTCCCATTAACTGTTAGATTACCTGAAATAGTTACGTTACTAGGTAATCCTATGTTTATTTTGTTGTCAGAAACAGTTGTTTCAATTTCGTTGGCTGTTCCTTCGAAAGTTAAAGTGTCTGTTCCTACTGTAACAGTATCATTAGAACCACTATCTGCTGCAATGGTTAATGATGAACTGATACTTGCTGTTGAAGCTGCTGTAATACGTCCTTGTGCGTCTACAGTTAAAACAGGAATAGCAGTAGAGCCACCATATGACCCTGCTGAAACTGCTGTATCGTCTAGGTCAATAGATAATCCATTGCCTGATGCAGTTGTTGTAATACCTGTATCACCTGTAATAGCCAAAGTTTCTGCTTGTTCAATAACTCCTGAGCCTGAATCTCCACTAAAGTCTAAGTCAAACGAAGCTGCTGCTGTAGCATCAACATAAGCCTTAACTGATTGTTGTGAAGGAACTTTAGTAGCACTATTACTTGCCATATTATCTTCATCTACAAATACACCTGAAGATGAGAATGTAGATTCATCTAATAATTTGTGCCAAGCACTAGCATGACTAAAGTATGCTCTACCTGTTCCATGAACGTGTGCAAACATACCGTGATATGTAGAGGCACTAGGTAAATCTCCTTCGGCAGAATACATGTTGCCGTATAGAATTTTACCAACAATTATGTCTCCGTTAGAATCTCTTTTTACGAGTTTGCTAGCAGTGTTTGCGTTGGTTGCTCCATCAATAATGTCTGTATAATACTTACCACCAATCTTTTGTATAACTTCTGAAGACCCTGAGTCTATAGAAGAGATATAAAGTATGGCAGAAGCACCGTCACCGGATCTATCCTCAGCATACGCTAATTCGCCTTCAACCAAATCAGAAGCTGCTGGGGCTGCTGACCCTGTGCTTCTTTTAATTTGAATAGTTGTTGACATTATTTTCTCCTATTTAATGTTTTTAAAATGTTCCGCCATCTATAGCAGTCACATTAGCTGCAACATCACTAGCAGGTTTAGCCTGAAAGTTTCCAGATGTTGCATCATAAACTAAAGTATAACCATTTTGAACGCCGCTTGTATCTACTCCAGATAAATTTCCCAGAGTAGCGTTTGTAGCTATAGAAGATTGGGGAGTTGCACTTGTTACTACTCTTGCTGAACCTATACTTACTGAAATTTTAGGACTTGCGTTTGTAGATAC